ACATATGCCCGGCTTTGCTTGAAATCCTTGCCAATCTTTCAACGTGTGGTTTCATAGCTGCATCAACTTGTTTTCTTACCACCTGAGAAATGATATCTAAATTCTCTTCGGCTAGTTTTTCTTGAAGTCCCTGGTCAATAAAATCCCTGAGCAATTCAGTTACAGATAAACCCCCTTTATGTGCTAGATTTTTGATTTTTTCGTACTGATCATCATCTACTCTTAAATGGATCTGTTGTGCTTTTTTCACTGTTAAACACTCCCCTTTTCTTGTAATGGTACTCACTTAAGTTCTTGAACCCCAATGATTATATTGGATAATAACCATATAAGGTACCTCAATTTTAGCATAAAAAGAAGAGTAGTACCACACTCAAAACTCATGAACACCAATGGTTTATCTAGGCTTTGCCTTGATTTGTGGTACCGCCCTTATCCTGCCCTCTGACTATTTACCGAAAATCCGCTTAAACCAGGAAGGTTTTTCCGCTTCCGGATCAGATAACATTTTCTGCTTTTCCTGTGCTGCTATGAAATTACTCTGACTGGCATTTTTAAGCGCCTGATCTAATCTATCATTAAGATCCTGAATCTGTTTATCCTTAGTTTCAAGCTGCTTGTCTTTAATTTCTAATTGTTTCTCCAATAATTCAATGGTTTTTATGATTTTATCATTCAACTCAACACCCTTTTCAACACCCTTTTCAACGTGTTTCTTCTTTTGGGGTTGGTTGAATTTAATGATGTTTATCTCATCCAAAGCCTTTATATTCAAGTATTTCTTATTATCAACCAGTTTAACGTATTCCTTCAACGTTGTATTCAACCGTTTATAGATTGCCTGCTGTGAAACATCTGCCATTTCCGAAGCCTGTTTAATGGTTAACCACTCATCATTCATATAATACCTCTTATATCATTTATTAATCTCATTCTATCAAATATACGCTCTGTATCAATCTTTTTGTTTAATAGTTTCTTCTTTCCCTGGTATCTGTTCAGGTATGAGATTCTAAAATTTATATTTTTCGTACAATCGGTATCTATTTTCTTATGTGCAGCATAATAGATTATTTTCTGGAAAACATGCTTTTTAGTATCAATTTCAAGGCAAAAAATGTGTTTAGACTATTTTTAAGGTACTTTCTAAAATGCTTTATACGGTTTTAATCTGCTGTCTAAAATATATTAGAATTTCTAAAATATCTTTTTACGCTAATAACATAATCATTCCGGTAATAACGTAAAAAAAGATACTCATCATTCCTGATAGGTATCTTTCTTTAAGCATAGGGTGATATCACCCTTTTATATAGGTCTTTAAAGCTACATTTACATGAATGAATTTCTTTGTAGATGATCTAAGTTCTATTTCATGATCTCCTACTTCGGTTATCCACTCAGTAATGTCGGCTTTACCTGTTCGTGCATTTACTGTTAGTCTTTCTGTTCCATCTATAAAAATTGTTATCGTATCGTCTATTATTGGAGTTTCTACTATACCAAATTCAAGAGGGTGAGTGTGGTTATCGAGTTCAAACTCATGCTGATGAGCTTTTGTCTCATGCGTATGCGCCATATTATGCCTATGTGACATTGCATTAGAGGAAACAACATGAAAATGTTTTGTAGGATCTTCAGTATCTGTGACCTGATACCCTGTCGAGAAATTTGGCGGAGCATCATATTCAGATGTGTTTGTGCTGCTTGGCCCTGATGTATCTCCACCGCCGCTTGGCGTAGTAATGATTCCCCCACCGCCACCGGCTATACTCTTAGCACTAGCTCTGTATGGAAAGTTCTTCCACCATAGCGAAACTTTCTTTATCATGCTGACATCTGTATCAATTTCAAATGGTATCCAAAGTGGATGATCTTCTTCAACATTGTTGCTGCCACTAAAGTTATCATTGTTCACGCTGCCATACTTATTTATAAGTAATCCGCCTGATTCATCCTTCAATTCAAAACCATTCTCGGTTAGTACATGAGTAGGTGTATCAATTGATTTCTGATTGGCTTTGAGCTTAAGATTTCTATTCATATTGAGTAATATATTTTGAGTTAGATATCTCTCCATAGGCTTATAATCGCCTAATTCAATGCTCTTAAACCGCCTTCTAACCGCATCATAGACATATCTGATAACTCTTGCTTTAACGTAAATATTCAGTTTAGGAACGTAAACATTGACCATGTGAGAAATATCAAGCTGATTCATCTTTTCGAGTACATCGGTAGGATCACCGAATGCGACACCGTGAATCTTCAAGCTTAATTCATCATGGCTGAAATCTGACAGTTCGTCATGAGAATATTGAGAGAGTGAACCCATCTGATCATAAGAGATTGTTTCCATTTCTCCGTAGGTTAATCGCTCTAACCTCTCATAGTCATACTTGATATCAGGCTTTATTCTTGATTGGTTCTCCAATTGTATAAAATCAATATTGTAATGTATTTTCGGTAAATCAATACCCTTTGAAAATTCTTCTCTGGCTCTGGCTCTCATAATGTCATGTATTGCCGGAGTACTGAGTTTCTTTTCTTCATCCGTTAACTCTACCCTGATTTCTCTTATCATGTTTTGAGCGTAGCTTGTCAGATAGTCACTATCTACATATTTTTCCGGTAGAATTGCCACTGTATTATCTTGTAATACCGCTGTGGGATATATTCTTGTAATAACATCAGCAATATCTATACTCTGTTCTACTCCAACAAGGTTCTTCCCCATTCTGATATCATATCCGATATCCTGCGGTTCTTTTGCTACATGAATGTTCATACCATCTCTTTTTAAATAACCGCCGTAATTATTTAAGATACTGTTCTCAGCGCCAATAAGTGCTTGGAGTGGATTCATCCGGATATAATACGCTGTGTTCGTTCCAGGTATATCGGATGTAGCTGTAAACGGAACCGGATTTGAGCAATTACTTAGAATATGGTTTATAGCGTTCTGGCAATTTAAGTTAGTCGGTCTTACATCTTCCAGAAAGTTCTTTTTTAGTCTACTGCTTATGTAGTCAATAGCGTATGCTCGATACCCTCTGAGAGTTTTTGTAACGCTTTCTATGACAAAAAGCTGTTCACCTCTTGGTGTTGGCGCTTTAATTATTACTTCTTCCTGGATATCGGGATTAACAGGATATTCAAGCACTAAGTCAAATATTCCATTTTCCACCTCTGTTACTTCACAATTGATCACATTCCTCAACATATATTTATTATGAGTAAAATCCGTTTCATTTCCTGCAAATAGTCTAATCATTATTAACCACCTTAGTTTTATTTTTAGCTTCTAAATACTGAATCCCCTTCCTGATCTGCTTTGAAATACCTGTTACACAATACCCCACCTTATGAGCTATTTCTTCATGGGATTTTCTATCAATGTATCTCATGTAAAATATATCTCTCATAACAGGATCTTCAAAACTCTCAATTAACCTCAAGACATGATATTTTCTGTCCATGCACTCGCTAATTGTATTCTCTATGGTTTTCTTGTATCTTTTCACAGATTCACGATCAGCGAATTTTACGATCATCCAATCATCTAATAAACTCTTAACGGTTTCCATGTATAAAAGTTCAGAATGAAAGTTTTCAAATAGTTTCTTCACATTAAACCCCTCAAGCACCCGATTTCTACTATCTTTTTATTCTCGGTTCTGAAATCTATGATACTGGAATAGCGTATGTATTTTTTCTGTTCACCGTACACCCTCTGTATATAGTCATAACCTATGAATGATACTTTTATACCTTCTTCATCAATCGCTTTTACCGTGGCTTGTACGCTCTCTCTCAAACTGTTTTCACTCAACGTATCTATAACGGTAATGTTATCTTGCAATTGCAGCATCTTAGAAGATACCAGCTTGATGCTGTTCTTAATCTGAGATCTATAGAGATCCTGTTCCCTTAACCTTCGGATGTTTGAAGAAAAGAGATCACTGTAACCCTCTATGAGTTCATCCAGGTACTTCACCGATAGCTTATGAATACACTCATTAACTATTCTGTTTAAGTTGCCTGTCGTTATATGATTCATTCCTGCAATATCTTTAACTAGCATTGTATCCAGGTTATCGTAATAGCTGAATAATATCTTAATGTGATTCTTATCTTTAATCACATCATCCGCCATGCGTTTTAAATCTTCTCTGAGTGATTTCACGGTTATTTCTTTTTCGATATCCGCTAAATAATCCGTATTATCTCTGATGGCATCCTTCAAAGTAATATCTTCATCTTCTCCGCCTATTGGCGCATCAATTGACACCGTACCAGAAAAGATTCTTCTTAACTCCATGATCTCGTCAATACTTATACCACTGTATGCGCTCAGTCCCTTTGTATTGCATTGGTATCCGTATTCCTTGGTATACTCATTCTCTGATTTTCTAAGCTGCTTATAGGCTTTCTGTGGCTCATACGGCACTCTAATTACTCGGCTATTGTTGTAATAGAACCTATAAACTGACTGTTTTATGTGCAGAATTGCATAAGAAGAAAATATTCCAAGTGCTGGATTATAACTTTTTATTGCACTACTTAAACCAAAGATTCCCTCGTTAAAAAAATCCTCATAGCTTATAATCTCGTCATATTTAGGATGCCCTCCGTATGCCCATTTAAAGCTCTTTAAAGCTGTGTGGACAAGTCCCATATTATTCTCTATTATCTGGCTTAATAACTCTGTCTGCCCTTCCTGGTACTGTCTAATTAGCTTCTCATTGTCAGCATACATACGAACCCCCCTAAATGATTAATCTTGCTTTATAAGTCTCAATATCTGTTATTAAATTACTGTGGATCTCATTCAATATTTTTCTACTGTCCTCGCTTATGGTTTCATCTTGAAGTTTCAACTCAACATCAACCTGTTGTTCAACCATACCCATGTATATTTCAATCAACGGATCATATCTCTTGCTTCTTAATCCTTTTTTTCCGAGTGATTCATCAATCTCTTTCATTGCTTTATATACTCTAATATCAGTCATTTTTATTACCTTCTTCCAGGGTTCTCAAAACACTCATAAGGCCGGATTCCTTAACCCCTTCTTTAAGTTTTGCCCCGATAATCATCTTTGGATTAAGAAGCATCCGATCACTATACATAGCAATGTCAGTTCTTAGTTTTTCATGTGCTGTTGCTGTTGCACTTTTCCGGGTTCCACCTCTTTCAGTTTCAACCTCGATATTAAAATCTGATTCAATCAGTTTTGCTGTTAATAAATCATATTCTGATAAAATTCCTGCGAAAACTTCGATTAACATATCGTATTCCGGCTTATAAGTATTCAATTGCTTCATGTTCTTCTTGATAAGGTTCTTATACTTTCTTTTCAGCTTCTCATACACGCTGCATCTACCCCCTTTTTAATAAACTCAAAACTTGTAAACTAAGAGACTACTGGAACACGTTGCCATCTCCGGTCCCTGAGAGTGCTATTAATTATTGATAATATGGGGGGGATAGCTTTATATATGCTTAGCCTACCACCCCACACACTTATTAACATTACTTAGAAAGTTTTTTTCTGATTCTTTCTTTCAAAACTTTTAGATCATCATCGGTCTTGTGCTTTTTTGGGAAAGTAACCTTCTGGATACCTTCATCCGCTGCAATCTTTCTAATCTCTCTCTTGATAATATCTTTGGCTGTGTCTGTCTCTGCCTGATCTAGTTCATTGAATAGGCCGTTAATCTTTATATGTGCTTCATGCCTTTGCTGTGCCCTTGTCTCTGGATTGGTAAACATATTCCTTCCTATGCGTTGTTGTAGTTATTAAAGTTAGCATTGGCTCTTCTGGTGGAAAACGCTGAACCCTTACCATTAACTGACAGATAAGGTTCAAAAAACTTCACTGTGGTTTCATATGCTTCTCTAAGCGCTTTGTTATACACATTTACCTTCTCAAGGATTTCAAGCATTTCTTCCTCCGCTTCTGTTTTCATCTTTTGAATAGCCGGATCACTTGTTAATTTTCTAGCGTATGCACTCACATCAAACCCCGAATAATCTACTACATCTTCGAGTTGATTCTGTATTTCTTTTCTCTCGTTTCTTAGTTCTGAAAGAATGAATTCATCATCTTCCATCATCATTTTATTGGCCACAATATTTAACTTGGTTTTTAAGTTCGTTCTGATACCCTCTGAATTATTCTTGATTGACCTTTTAGCTTCTACTTTCTGGGTGATCTCTTTCATTGCCTGCTCATATGCTTCACCCTTCGGTTCGTCAAATACTGGAATTTCTACCCCTGCAATTGGGATTAGCTTAATCTCTGATCTCATTCTTTTTCTCTCCTTCACGCTTTAATTCAGTAAGTTCCTGTTCAAGTTCAGATACCAACCTCTCGTATACATCTGGTTCAAACTTTGATTTGTTCATATGGATACCCATAAGCCTTTTGTTTATGTCTATCATTCTCTTTACCCTTACATACTCTTTACCACTAAGCATTTTCTACCTCTATGGCTATTGCCTTATCTCTATCTCCTTGTGCTACCAATAGAAAAGATACTACATCTCCCTCTTTGAGATCCTCATAATTTGCATTCATCAATCCCTTAGCATGAAAGAATATTGTTGCCTTTCTTCCTGCTGTCTTGATAAATCCATATGAATAACCATTTTGCATGTGGGTTATAATACCCCTTTGTCTTTCGGTTCCTAGAATAATTTCATTTTCATTTTGCATTTTGTTTTAATTCCTTTCGTATGTTTATTTTTTAATATCTTACTTACTGCCTAGTTACCTTTCCGCCTGAATCATCCAGGTGCATAAAAATTATTAACAATTACCTCTCTCCCTTCTTTAGTTTTCTCTTTCCAAACATTGCATCTTCTATGATTAACAAATCCGTTGCAACTGAGCCTTTATGCGAATCTTTTAAAGTAAATTCAACCAATGAGAACACTTTAAGATCCTCGAATTTAACGCCTTGCAATTCTGAATGGTGAAAGAACACTGTCTTTCCCATACTTCTCAAGAATCCGTACTTATCAGGATGCAGATAATAAATCCTTCCGATCTCTCTCTTTTCAATATGCTCCATTAATTAACCTCTCTTTTCCACTTCATTAATTTCATAGAGTGCAGCGTGTCGGATTAATCCATGCGCAAGCATCGCATATCCTTCTATTTCGTTATCATTAAATAACCCTGCATACATCAAAACAATCTTGCCGTATTCCCTGGTACCTGGTTCAAATTCCGTTTGAATGTAGTTTATAAAATCTATCTGGTTTAATTCATGTTTCATGTTATCTCCTTTCTTTTTTGTAGAATTTTAGAATAGCTGGACTTCTTTTATTTACCTTGAAACCCCAGTTTTTTAAGGCTGTTTCATCCTGGACTTTATATCCTGATATCCTCATAGCTTCTTTGAAAGATCCGTTTGATATGTAGTTATTTGTTAAGCTGCTGTATATTTCACGCAGCTCATAACTTCCCTTCCAGGTTCCACCACTTTCTACAAGGTTCTCTCTGATCCAATTTATTAAATGTTCTTTAGTTTCATCTGTTTCAAGATAGAAATTGCTCGGATTGTCTGTTGGTAGTTTCTTAATTTTCATATGCTTTTATTTACCTCACTTTGGTTATTTTTGTTTGTGCTTTAGCATCGTTTTAGCTCTCTTGTTTTATTTGTCATCAATAATATTTTTTGTCATCAATCTCGTCATCAATCCAAATCACCTTCAAACCCTGTTAAATCAACATTGTCATCAATGTCAGCTGTTTTTCCAGGTAATATAGAGAAGAATATATATAGAGTGTTTTTTAAGTGTTTTTACACTGTTTTTCTCTCTCTCTTATATATATATATATTTTATTAGATGACACTGATGACATTGATGACAACGGCTTATATCAACGCTTTCAAGGCTCGAATTTGTCATCAATCAACTGATGACATTGATGACATTGATGACAAAGTTTTAAAATGGATTAAATTTGTCATCAATTACCTCAATTTCGTCATCAATATTGTATTTAGAATTAATAACATATCTGCTTTCTCTTAATTCGTTATCAGAATATTTAATTCTAATGGTTTTTTTGTATTTTCCTGCATCAGTTTCGAGCACTCCTTTTTCTTTCCAGTTCTTCAATATATCTCTTGTATCTCCGAACCCCTTGATAAGTTTAGAAATAGTTTCGTATGAAAGTACCAAATATTGACCGTTGCGACGCTCTCCCCATACCTCTCGAAGATTATACAATTCGGAATCATAAAGAGCTTTTTCATCCAATTTTATAAACTTATAAGAGTTCTCTTTAAATTTTTCCATGAGGTGATCGAAGGATAACCGATAATTATCCGTTGCTTCTGCATTGATCTTCGTTCCCTCTATCAATGTCTTAAAGTGCTGCATCTCATTCAATGTTGTCAACTCGGGTTTAAACTTCTTCATCATTGAATATGCTGTCTGTAATAATGCTATGTGAATCCCTCGTCTTCTCGCTATGTCTGTATCAAGTCTTAACGAATTGATTTTCTTATATTCTTCATAGGTTTCTCGCCACTGGTCAAGGCTCTCGGGATCATTTAATTCTTGATTTATAAACTTGATCCACTCATAACCGATCACCCCATAATATTTTGAAATTGCATCTAATAGCGTATTAGCGATTTCTCCGTTTTCTTTAGAGTTCGGGAGAAATCCACCTTCTAAAGGTAATAGCCGACCGTATGCGCCACGACCATTTGAATTTGATTCCGCTAAATATTCTGTGCTCGCTACTTCACCATTAATGAAAGTTATGTTTGAAAACTCTCTTATTGATTTCGCATCCCCTGAAATCGTACTCCTGCCTTTTTCTTTACCGCCTGAAAGCGTGTAAATTACATCACCTATTATTGATTTATCTACTTTCTTTGAGTCATCAAGGAACATTGGAAGGTTTTTCAAGGCTACCGCTTTCGAGATAATACTGTTTGATGTTGCGTTAAAATCACTTATCATTTTCGAGGGTTTTCCGAATATACTAGCTGTAATCTTTAAAAGTGTGCTCTTTCCGGTTGATGTAGATCCGCTTATATCAATCAAGAAATTCTCTGAAACTCCTAACGGCTCTATCAAAATTGAAGCAAACGCTCCAACTATCGAGATAAAAGCATTAGTGTTATCTTCAATTGGCTTATAAACCTCGTTTATCCATTGTTCACTTGTTCCAGCGTGAACGAAAACATCATTAAGCATCTCGTTCGGGTTATAGCTGTATTTCTTATCAATGGGAAATTTAGCGTTCGGATAGATAAAAGTATCAATCACTAAACCATTTTTTCTATACTTATAGAATCCAACTGATTTCGTCATGTACCTGGATTGAAGCTTGTTCTCCATTAACTTACCTTCATAACATTCCTCGAGATATTCAATCATTAGCTTCTTACTTCTATTCTTGATAATCATTCCGCTTGTATTGTTCAAGGTTTCAAGCATCTTGTTTTCATTGGTGATATAGGCTTTTCTTATGAGTATTTCTTTTCTGATATTGTGAAAATAGCTGATAATCTTTAAATACTCGATGCCCTGATCTTCATCCAGGTCAACTATGCTTTCTGTAATTCCTAGAAATCCGTTGTAAATCGGTATATGTTGAACTTCTTCATCTTTTCCTTTTCTAACAACTACCTCAGCTATTAAGGATTTTCCGTCAAATGAGAATCTTCCGTATACATCCCCCTTAATATCATCCAACTTGTACGATTCTATGAACATCTCGTCTATGTTCTTCTCGCTGTCCTGCATGATCTGTTTTGTTATCTCCTCGGGATTTAATTTGTCTGACTTGATTCTTTTTCCAGGTGATTCATGCTTGCTCTCGTTCAATGAGATCCTATATATCTGAGCAAGATTCTTCATTGAATCGCTTTGACTTAATCCGTTTAGCTCTGCATGAAGTCCGATAACATCCCAATCTTTACCACACTGACTAAAACAATGTGCTTTATTATCTTTCGTTTTGAAATTTCTGTCTTTACCATGATGAACCGGACAAGCTGCTTCTATTTCGTTTCTTATGTGTTTTAGATTGCTCGGTTTAACTTGATTCTCGATATAGTCTTTCATTGATATTGATTCTTTTACTAATTCAAAATTGTTGATTCCTCTCACCACCCTCTACGCTTCCACGCTGTTTAATTTTTGACACATTGTATAACTTTACTTGTTGCGCTGTCTTGCGCTGTTTTCTGTTTTGTAAAGCCTATCATTTTGATTGTTGCCATGTCTTGCCAACATTATTTAGAAAGTTCTAATTGCCACTACTAAGCTGCATAGCATCAACAGTACAGCGCCAAAGATATACACGAGATCCACTAACTTACACATGAAATTTTCATATTTTGAGTATTTTGTTCTATTTATGATCTATCACTCCTTTTCTTTTCAATGATATTAACTACCGCTTGCGCTGGTGTTGAATCCTTATGCCCCCAGGCGTTTCTACTGTCTAAATATTCCTCACGCTTTTTATTCATTTTCTGTTTTTCTCGTCTGATATTTCCCATACTAAAACCCCCTCAGATAGTACCGTTGTTCAACGCTCGTTATCATGTGTGAATATCAAGTATTACTTGTTAACTCAATAATACATCTGAAAGTTTTAATTGTCAAGTTATTCTTGAATATATGTCTAAAAAGAATATTTTTATCAAGCTATTGTTGTTTTTCGGGAAATGATATATAATATTACAAAGAGGTGAATGAAAATGAAAATAGGCGAAAAGATAAAGATAGTTAGAAAAGATAAGAATTTAAGCCAAAGAATACTAGCTGAAAAAATCGGGGTTACTGGTCAATTTATTTCATTAATAGAAAAGGGCGGCTCTGCTCCAAGTATTGATACGCTGCAAAAAATAGCGGATGCTCTCAATGTTCCTATCAATGATTTACTCGAAACATCTGAAACCTTTGAAAGTGATTTTGACATTGAATCATTCGACAAAGAAGTGAAGCAATACATAACGGATCTAAAAAACAGAATAAAAAAAGATGCTAATGAAAAGATCACTAACACACTGATACTACAAAATATTATTATCGATAGAATTGCAGATGAATCAGCACAAAGAAATTTAAGTGTAAATTCTGGGAAAGATTTTCTTTATGAATTTAGAAAAGATGATAAAGGGAATATGATTACTGGCGAAGAATTGAAATCAGAGTTGATAAAAATTTACGAAAAGAAATATTTAGAAGAAAAACTAGAGGATCTAAGAAAGGATTTTTCAAGTATTTATCATTCAAGTGGTGAAAGCTTAGAAAAATACAAAGAGATTTATAACGATATACCTAAGAACATGATAGACAGATACATTTTAGAAAAACTGTACCCGGAATATTTAAAAGAAAGTGATGAAGAAAATAACAGAAAGAACGAAATGATAAGAAAAAATGATGAAGCTACCGGACTAGATCAAGAAACATTGAAGAAACTGAAAACAATGGAGATAGTAAAGAAGGATTAAACCCCTTCTTTTTTTTGCGTGAAAATAGCTGCAATATAACACCCCTGCATGATGCCCTCATAACGTGCCAGGCTCGGTTCTCTGCTATTACCCATATCATATTAAACGTTGGTTTAATTATCGTTCTGGTGTCCATTCTGGCGCCTGCTATGGGGTTCTGGTTCCTGGTATATGCTTTCCTTTGGGGTTCCGTTTCCGGTTCTCCCTGGTTGCGTTGCATGGGTTCTATTGTGGGGTTCCCTGGTATCTTATAAACATCCCATTAAACAACCTCTTTCCGGTTCTCTGGTACTCTCTGAGATCCCCCTTACCCCTTATATATTCTATGCGCTGGTTCCTTGTCATATCCTTTTTACCTACCTGCTAACCCCCTATATTTTATCTGATCCGGTTCTCTTTTCTCTCTGTCCGTTCTGATATTATGACCTGTTTTTCTGCTCTTACTCTTTGTCCGTTTCACTTGCTGTTTTCTGATTCTGCCCTTTCACCTTGTGGATATTTTATAATTTCACTTGTGGATTAAACAGTTTAGACCTCCGGGATAGGTGAAGCGGTTTCCGATTCTGGGCAGAGTTCCCCCGTTTTTCTGGGGGATTGCTCCGGTTTTGGCTCGCTTATCTTCATCCGGCTTACTTTGTCAAATAGATTCAATCCCACGCTACAACCCCACGTGGGCGCCTTACAGCTTTCTATTAGTCCCTCTTATTGTATCCTCCGAGTGTTTTAATTTGCCCTATTTCAAGGGCGGATAGGCACACTTAACCTCATTCCTGATGTTCAGACCTATAAAGTAAAATAGGATCTGTCCAATCCGATTTTTTCGCAGCGGCTCGAATGGACCATCTATCATTTTTGATAAAGCAGATTGATTTTTGCGTTATATCTGCGGGTTATTCATTGTTTTTAGGCAATATAAAAGACCTCTCAGCGCTAATTCACTGAAAGGTCTTGAAATTTTAATCTTTATTTTGTATACTCAAATCAAATTCAATTCGAATTTACAAGACAAGTTCTCAAGGTTCTCATCGTGGGTTAGCACTTTGTGGAATCGGATATATGAAGGTTCCCGCCTTCGTATGATCCAGAGGACTTTTTTTGTTTATTTGAATATAGTATATACCTATCTACTAGGAAATATCAAGAAATCTTTAGAAATTCTTTTAAATCATCTTCTTTTATCTTCCATTTATTACCAATCTTCATAGCTTTCAATTTACCGCTTCTAATATACGTACTTACTGTTCGGGTTGAAATCTGTAATATCTCGGCAACTTCTTTTATATCATACATTTTAATATCTATCATTTACTTCACCTCTATTATTTTTAAAATTTACAAAAGATATCCCTATTTTCTATCTCTCTCTTTACTGATCCCTACCGTTTTACCATAAGCATACATGATAGAAGCGAAGAAAATCGTATCCCCTGGGGTTCTTTCTTCCATTGCCTTATCATAGATCGCCTTGAAGTCTTTCTTTTCTTCTTCATCTGTAATCATTACCTGCAAGTTCTCGTAAACGCTGTTTAAATCTTTCATTACTTTTTACTCCTTTCCTCTAGTGCTGCGGCAAATAATTCTAATTCTTCCTTATCTAAATTCAGCATGTCATAAGCAATTGAAATAGCTTTATCCGAAGCTGCTGCTATACTTTCTTTCATATCTGGAAACTCTTCCACCAAGTAATTTCTTTCTACTTCTACATTTCTCATTTACATTTCCCCCTTATTAATACCAAGTGCCATTAGCAAGATAGTGATACCAATCTCCATTACGCAGCTTCACGCAGATAACATTATTTTCATCTTTCCATACCTTAACTACATCATAGTCGCTGCTTTGAGATCCAAACGCTATTTTCTGGTTCTCATTCACTTTAAGAGTAAAGTCCATTTCCTCGGCTGTCATTTTTTCTGATCCTGGAATCATTGTTTTTACCCCCTTTAATTTCATATTTCTTCTAACAATTTCATTTTACTTCATATCTTTTCATGTGTCAATGCATTTCTTTCATACTTTTTCATGGTTTTTATTTCGCAAAAGGATTATTTCGTGAATAAAAGAAAAAACTCCCCATAATGGAGAGCTTAATATACTTATCAAAATTCATTTTCATATTCAGTGGTTTTGGTTTTCATAAACTGGACAGCCTTCTTCCTGGCATTATCATACATGGTACGGATATCCCTTCTTCTATTTTCGGGTACCAGATCTGTTAATGCCTGCGCATTTAGAAATGTTGAAGTCGCTGACATATGCCCGGCTTTGCTTGAAATCCTTGCCAATCTTTCAACGTGTGGTTTCATAGCTGCATCAACTTGTTTTCTT